CAAGCACGGTCTATAGCTTCACTAGCGGCACGGCGAGTAAAGCCAAAGTAACCTATACGATCTGGTGCGACACCTTTGCTAAGATACTCTTCGACCTTGTTTAGGAGGTAGGTTGTTTTCCCTGTTCCTGGAGGTCCGAGTATAATATTCATTAGATGATGTCTTCGTGTGTAGGCAACTCTGGCAGTGTCAATGGCTCGTCATTGGATGCAAAAAACTCTTGTGGTAATGACCACACATGAATCCCTTTGCCCTTTACACGCCAAAACATTTTTTCTGCTTCCATTCCCTGTAGCCGTAAGGTTATCTTGTTTGAAGTGTAGTGGTTGAAGTCGTTAACGGTCAGATGCTTTTTAATATCCTTGACTTGGAAGAATACTTTGCCCTCATCCCATACGGCTACGCCCTGCAATATGTCTTCACGGTCTGTACCTTTTGCTCTATCGGTGCAGAACTGCGACAACAAGTCTTCAAACTCGCCTTTAATTGTAGCATCAGGTGGCACTTCGACAATGGTTAAATTATCAAGCAGTAATTGTATCCGTGTTTGCCATGCTCTTTGGCTTACTGCGATAGGCAATTTATTGATTTGCGCTACACAATCTTTTTGGAATCGTGTCTGGCTAATCAACCCATCTGTGCTTAATTCAACACGCTGACCATCTACATCTAGTATCCAAATAGGTGGATCGCCATCAATCTTTGTAAGGCTAGACATCTGGTTTTGCACACCAGCCGGACCAACGCCAAACTTACGAGTAACGCATATATCCTTATTACAAAAAGGTTTGATAGGTTGATCGTCACATTTGTAATAATAATCCTTGCGCTGTAACTGTTTGATAACTGCGCCAACCTCAGTATGACTAAGCGGCGGGTGCAAATACTCAACATTGTAACGCTGTATCAAGGCTTCCCAATTATCAGGGTCAAACATTCGGGCATACACACCCAAGTTAAAGAGAGCATTGTTTCGTGAGCCTTCGCCAAAGCCCTGTTGACAAAGCTCATTCAAACATGGTGGACCATCTTTTAACTTAGGTTCTGGCTCGGATATACGGTAAGCCGTAAAGTCTTCAGGCTTTATCAAGTAGCGTATGGCTTTAGTCACAAACTCTTCAGGTGTCATAAGTTCACCCTTAAAGTCGTATACCGACCGCGTACTGAGGTCGCCCTTAAAGTAAGGCATATTCAAACCATTACCTGTATCACCACGGTCTACAAGAATGGTTGATTGTTTAGGGAATATCTCACCTTCGGCGTGGCCTAATGAAGCCGCCAGCTCGGTAAGTTTGGATTGCACAAACTCAGCTTTGAGTGCATCCGTGAAGAAGAAATAAATATGTGCGCCACCAGATTTACTACGGCCTACCCATCCAACGATCTTAGCGTCTTTGAGTTTTTTGACGAGTGCCTTGTGGTCTACATCGTATGTATCAATATCAATCGCACCCCACTTACAAAGGTTATCATCCCGGATAGGGATAATGCCTAGCCCTTGCTTACCATCTAGGTGCTGTTGCCAAAGTTCTTCAGTTGGTGGCTGTTTTATGATTTTGTAAACGCCAAGCCGCTTGCCATCACTGCGCTGTTCGTCAGGATTAAACACGCCATGCGCTCGTTTGTTACCATCAAATAGCTTTAGAAATTTCTCTGCTAAAGACATATCTTACTCCAGTATGAAAGGGTGGGGACAGGGCATAGCAACTATAGATGATTTACCTTCCACGTCACTAGCCCCGCCCCCGAGCAACCGTAGGGCGATCAACCCCCACAGTTGAACTTAGAACGGCACATCGTCATCATCTTGCTGTGACTGTTGTGCAGGGGCTTGAGTTTGCTCTGGGGCTTGCTCTTTAACCTCTACCTCACCAGACTTAACAGACTTAGCGAACGCGACTGCCATTTCAAACACGGCTTTATCACCAACATTAGAAAGGTCAATCGGACCGACTTTGTTAATGTCCCAGCCAAACCAATTACCTTTATCATTGCTTTCAGCAACGGTAGACAGTTGGTATTTATGTGACATCATTGGCAAAGTGTACGGACCGTTTTTGCCTTCTGCTGTAAGTGACTGCATTTGTGTAACCCACTTGCGAGCTTTCTTCAGCTGTGTGCTAGACATAGTAATCAAGCAACGCTGTGGACCATCTTCATCAAGCAGGATTACAAAGAACTGAGCGGTGTTGGTCAGGATATTGCCGTTAGGCAGGATATCTTCACCGCGCTCATTTTTAGTGGTAGTGTTAACGATAGCATCGTCAGGCTGGTAAGAACCATAATACCCACCGCCCTTTTCACGCGGAGCCCACTCAACATAACGGCGATTGTAATAGCACGGCACAACCGCAATACCCTTTTCACCATCGTATGCTTTATTGGCTACCGTATTAAAGATCATGCCAGCTTCAGCACCATCAACATACGCACCATCACGCTTATTAACCTGTGGGCTAAGTTGGGCAAGGATACGCAGAAAGGGGATAGCCATATCCTCTGAACTGGTTTCCTCAAAACCCAGACCACCAAGGTCTTCGAACTGTGCTACTGCAAGAGCAGTGGCTTCCTTTTTTGCTACTTCAGTTGCCATATTTACCTCCTAGTAATCTTGGCTCTTTGCCCCACGAATATACCCAACAGGTCATACGGCAAATTTTCACCTTTTTCTACCTGTTCCTTTACAAAAGACTTGAGTGTCATGGGTTCAACCCAAGTTTTTGTTTGAGTTGCCATACCGCGCTGTTCCAGCTCGGCAAGCAAATCTTTTGCGAGGTTATCCTCACCACGACCAAAAGCCGCAGTAACATGATTCTTAATTAGCGAACCATGCCCCGCTTCAGTAAGCCAACTAAAGGCTTCCTCAGCACGGTCTTTAGCAATGCTGGCACTGTAATAAGGTGCGACCTTAATTTCACTGCCATCATCCATTTTTAGCTCAGACATACCATGCTCATCCATTGCCGCTGGGAGTAAATCCTCAGCAATTTTGCGATGGTCGCGCTTGGCATCTTTGAGCTCTTGCTCAAGATCAGCGATCCGTTGTTCCAACATAACTTGTTGTTTACATAGGTTACTTATAGTGCTGATACCTGATTGATTAATGCTGGTTAGGTCTCCAGCCACACTTTCAAAGTCCATTAGGCAGACTCCTTCCTATGGTATAGATCTACTACCAACGGATAGTAACGTTCCTCTAGCCTGTCCCACTTTAATGCTTTGAACTTACCACTGTTTCTACGCGCCGCTTCAGCACAGGCAATGCCTATACATAAAGGGTCGCCTGAGAGCAGTAGGTAGTCGTCATCATTAAAGTGACGCAAGCCACGATGAATGCGCCTAACTGTTGGCTGAGTGCTAAAAGAAACCTGTTCCTTGGCCGGAACAAGTATTTGCAGGTCACCGAAGGCAACTGCATCTGTGATATCTCTACCACGCACTTCTTGTGTAATGTAGACTGTCACGGCTTTCTACTCCGCTTTGCTTTCTACGCTGGGCGGGATTGCCCAACACAATTACCATACGCTTTTATATATAGTAGTAAAATAAAAAAGTTATCATACTGGTCTATCCGATATTTTAATATCTGATATCTGATATCTGGGAATTGTTAATTTACAAACGCTTACTTTGACTGGTCGCGCGGATAAAAACAAGACGCAAAAAGTGTAGTCAAGATTTTGGTTTGGGTGCTATTATACAAAGTACCCATTAGAAAGCGGTGTTATGCGTTATAAATTTAAGTTTCAACCCTACCAGCATCAGCTGGAAGCACTGAAAAAGTCTTGGAACAAAACCGAGTTTGCCTATTTCATGGATATGGGAACAGGCAAATCCAAAGTGCTTATTGATAATATGTGCGTCCTGTATGACCGTGGCGAAATTACCGCCGCGCTTATTGTCGCACCCAAAGGTGTGTATAGAAACTGGGAGCAAGGCGAACTGCCCACGCACATTCCCGACCATGTTATGTATGACACGGTGTTGTGGAATCCTAGCCAAACAAAAACACAGCTTGAAAAGCAAAAGACATTGTTTTTCCCAGATGATAACCTCAAGATTTTTGTTATGAATGTTGAGGCGTTCAGCACTAAAAAGGGCTGTGACATAGCCGAGCGGTTTTTGCAAGCGCATAGCGCACTCATGGCTGTAGATGAAAGCACTACCATAAAAAGCAAAGATGCCAAGCGCACCAAAAACATTGTGAAAATTGGTAAGTCGGCCAGATACAGGCGTATCCTAACAGGCTCGCCAGTAACCAAAAGCCCTATGGACTTATACACACAATGTGAGTTCCTTGATTCGTGGTTGCTAGGCCATAGTAGCTACTTTAGCTTCCAATACGAGTACGCTGTCGTGCAACGCCGTAGTATGGGAGCGCACAGTTTCAATCAGGTTGTGGGCTACCGTAACCTTGAAAAACTCAACGGCATACTGGAAAACTTCAGCTTCCGTGTTAAGAAAGAAGACTGTTTAGATTTGCCTGATAAAGTGTATATCAAGCGAGCAGTAGAGCTTACCGATGAGCAGAAATCAGTCTACAGTAGCCTTAAAACATTTGCCCTAGCCATGCTGGAAGAAGGCTCTGTAACTACCGATACAATACTGACACAGCTATTACGGTTACAACAGGTTTGTTCAGGCCATGTGAAACTAGATGATGGCGAAATGAAAACCTTTAACTCAGCCAAACTGCCAGAACTTATGTCTGTGCTTGAAGAAGTTGATGGCAAAGTTATCATATGGGCTAACTTCACACACGACATTAAGAACATCGAGCAAGCTATTGCAAAAGCATACGGCGAGCAAAGTGTAGCTACATACTATGGGGAAACCGAGAGTGATGAGCGACAGGCCATTGTCAACCGTTTCCAAGACCCTAACGACCCACTTATGTATTTTGTAGGCCAACCACGGACAGGTGGTTATGGCTTGACACTGACAGAAGCTAAAACGGTGGTGTATTACAGCAATAACTTTGACCTTGAAATACGGTTACAAAGTGAAGATAGAGCGCACCGTATCGGGCAAACTAGCAAAGTAACATACATTGATATTGTGGCGGAAGACACAGTCGACGAGCGTATCTTGAAAGCCTTGCGGGACAAAATCAATATAGCAAGCCAAGTCCTTGCAGAAGACTTCAGGGACTGGATTGTTTAAATCCTGCCCTTTTGCTTCATCAACCATATAAACCATATGAAAATACCTATCGTCAATACGCCTAAGAGCATGACAGCAAATATTTCCATAAACTTTTGTCGACGTTCTCTTTGACGATAAATGGTTTCCTGACGCTCTTTACGCACACGAGCTTCTGTTTTGATAAGGTCATCCCAAGCCTGTTGACCCATAGTGTATTGGATAAACGTGCGTAGCTCTTCCCTCTGTTGTTGAGCTTTGCGTTTAGCCGCAAAGATTTCCATAGCTTCTTGCTCAACCGTTTTACTGGCTATGAGCTTTTTGAATATTGGAGGGTTTTTAGCCTCTTTTTCAGCTTGGTCAAGATCCGATAAAGCACCCATCCAGCGACTTACATCACCAATCATGGATTCAATATCGCGGCCTACTGATATCCCTTTCTTGATAACAGCAAAAGCTGATGAGGCAGTGGCTAGTGCTGTTACAGGATCCATTAGGTTTCCCCAATACCTCGCATACGATTTACCAACCGTTGTGCTCTATTAGTGACTTGCTGATACCAACGGGAATCAACCATCTCATCAGCCGCTTTATTCCAATCACGAGCATCTACTCCTGCTTTCATACCTTTGAACTGACTAAGACGGGGGTAGCCCATATTGAACATCATATTTGCAATGATCAATCGCGCTTCTTCCGGAAGCTCTTCATAATCTTCGTAGAGTTTATCGCATTCAGATAATACAATATCGATATCTTTATTAAATGCTTGTACCACTCTATCTTCGCTGACAGGCGTCCCGACTGGTGCTCCATGCTCCGGATCATCATCCCTAACAAGGTGGCCGATACCAAAAGTAGGATAACCCAAATGATCCAAGTATATCTCATACTTGCACCCTTCGTCCTCTTCTATTTCTTTTCTGAGTTGCTCTAGGTTCATGTTAAACCCATAATCCCTTGTTTGCGGTTTGCTATAGCCCCACCTAACTCATCGCGTGGGAATAGAGAGGCATAGTCCGTAGTTGATTGTGCTGGCGCAGGAGGCGCACTAGCCAATGGCGTGTTACCTATATTCAGGCTTGGTAATGGTGTAGGAGCGGGTTGTGGAGCATTTACCACTGCCGTTGTAGGCTCCGTTTCCAATGCCGATACATCCCCCATCATAGGTGGTTGGCTTGTGCGCTCCACTTCTTCCTTGGGTGTTTCAACATCTTTCATCAACCCTTCACCAATGTTGCCAAAAATGTTTGAATAAACCTCGGCACTTTTGCGATGCCAAAAACCTGAAAGTTTACTACCACCAAAAAGTTTTTCCAGTTGTCTAACTGAAGGCGGTGAAGCAAAAACTTTTGCAAGAATATCATTGGTAAGAACTGTGCGATAAGCTCCTAAATCAAGCCTTGCCAGCCCTGCGCGAACAGCACCCG